AGGATTAAGCAAACCTGTGTTGCAGGTGATCAGTTCTTGTATGAACAAATATATCCAGACAATGTAACTGAATATCCAATAGTACCATTCCATTTTAAATGGACAGGGACTCCATATCCTATTTCAGCTGTTGCTCCTCTTATAGGGAAACAGCAAGAAATAAACAAATCTCACCAGATAATGGTTCACAATGCTTCATTAGGTTCTTCATTAAGATGGCTATATGAAGAGGGTTCTATAGATCCAGAATTATGGGAACAATATTCTTCTTCGCCAGGAGCACTCTTGCCAGTAAGACCAGGTAGTGAAAAACCAACCCCTATTTTACCTGCTCCATTATCTAATGCTTTCTTCCAAGTAGTTCAAGAAGGGAAAACTGATATGGAATATTTAGCAGGTATTTATTCATCTATGCAAGGAGATACACAGCAACAACATGAAACATTTAGAGGGATGCTTGCATTGGATGAGTATGGAACTCGAAGAATTAAACAATGGATGAAGAATGCAATTGAGCCAGCATTAAAGCAATTAGGTAAGGTAGTAATGCAGATATCTCAATCTGTATATTCAGCTAACAAGAAGTTTAGGATTATTCAGCCTAGTGCATTACAGGAACAGAGAGAGCAGGAAATTAATATTCCTATTTATAATGATATGGGAGAAGCTATAGGGAAATCAATGGATTATTCTACAGCTAAATTTGATGTAAGGGTCGTTTCTGGATCCACACTTCCTGTCAATAGATGGGCTTATCTTGCAGAATTAAAGGAACTACTTCAAATTGGAGTTGTTGATGATATTGCAGTTCTTGCTGAAACTGATATACGGAATAAAGAACAAATTGCTAAAAGAAAGAGTCTATATTCTCAGTTACAAGGACAATTACAGCAACTATCTGAAGCCCTTAAGGATAAAACTGGGACTATTGAGACTCTTGAGAGGCAACTTGTTCAGGCTGGTATCAAAGGTAAGGTTATGCAGGCTGAGATGGAAGTTGCTAAGAAGAAAGAAGAAATGAAAGGGGATACAAAAGAAGAGTATCGTCAGACAGCAGCTGAGCAAAAGCTTTTACGTAATGTTATGAGGAATGAAGTAGGTAGCAAATCAAAAGAATTAGCACTAGAAATACATTCTGCACGAAAAGACTTGCAGGATATTAAAGAAGAGCAGTAAACTAGCTCACAATACGATCAAAAAAAGGAGAAATAAATGGCAAAAGACACAGGTAACCCAACAACTGAATCAGTAGATGAAGCGGTTTTTGGCTCCTCAGATGACTTTTTCAACACTCTAGAAAAGGACGTAAACGGCATGGTCGCCGATGATAACACTGAGGCAACCCAACAAAATGTTGACCCCGAACAGGTAACTCAACACCAAGATGTTGGCTCCAACAATGTGGACTGGGACAATGATGGCAATCCCTATAAAAAACGCTACTCTGATAGTAGCAAAGAAGCCGTCAAGCTGAGAGATAGGTATAAAGAGGTTGAACCTTTTGTGCCTGTTCTTGATGCAATGAAAAACGATAGTGGACTTGTAGAACATGTTCGTGACTATTTGATGAATGGTGGAAGTGCACCTAAGAATGTACAAGAACAATTGGGATTGGATAAGGATTTTGAATTTGATGCTAATGAAGCAATGGTAAATCCAGATTCCGATTCTGCAAAGGTTCTTAATTCTCAGGTGGATAGAGTTGTTCAAGCTAGAGTTGGTCAAATGGTAGAAGCTGAGAAGGCTAATGCTGCGAAAGTGCAGCAAAAGGCTTCACAGATGAAAATGGAAAAAGATTTTCAGGAGAAGAAAGGGTGGAATGATAATGAGTTTGAAGCTTTCAAAGCTAATGCTCAGCAACATACTCTTACTCTAGATGATATCGATTTGCTTTTGAATCGTGATCAAGCTAATGCCAATGTGGTCAAATCTACAAAGAATGATATGTTGAATCAAATGAAGAATGTCAGGAACATTCCTGCGTCTGCTAGCGGAGCAAACAGCCAAACTGTAGAAAAGACACCTGATGACAAATTGTTTGAAGGACTTTTAGGTTTGGATGGTGATTTAGATAACTTGTTCGGATAGATTTAACTATATATTAACTTATATATAGCCATTAAGGCAGGATTTATCTGAACTTAAATAAGGAGATAAAAAATGGCTGATATATTATATGGCGGACAAAGCTCTTATACTTCTCATGGAAATATAGGTTCTTTTTCTGACACTAATAGCCCTGGTAGTTCAGGATCTACATTAGATACTGGCGATCTTCGGAGAAAATTTAACTTCGGTGATCGTGTATCAGAACTTGCGCTATCTCAGGATCCGTTTTTCCGTTTTGTCAGTATGGTTTCGAAAAAACCAACTGATGATCCACAGTTCAAGTTCACAGAAAAGCGTGGTTCATATCATAAGAGATATGCTTATCCTATTGGTGTTAGTAATGATAATAGTACTTGGGTAGAAGATAATTCAAGTTCTTTAGCTACACAATTAGATACATATGAAACAGCTGGGAGTACAGTATATGTGAGAATGGCTACTGATTATATGGCTGCTGGGAATGTCCAGAATGTATATGGACAATCTGGTGGTGAAATAACAATTGGTGCTGATGGAACTACACCTGGATTCTTTCTAGAAGGTCAGTTAGTTAAAATAAACTTTAGTACAACTTCTGGTGGAAGAGCTTTAACATATTCTATTGTTAAGGTTGATAATGTGGCAACTCAAGTTGGTTCCAGTAGTTATAATAGTGAATCTACAGCTGATGCTGTAACACTTACATGTACTGTTGTTAAGGCTAAAGATGCTTCTGTTGGAGGAACTGATACTAACTTTCTTGCTGGGCATTCTTCATCTGCATTAGCAGGTGACAGTGTATATAGTACTGGGCAAGCTGGTTCAGGTTCAACTGCTGGTTTAGAAGATATGAAAGCATATGTTGTTGGCTCATCTTTTGATAAGGGTACTGGTTATCCAGAAACTTGGAAAGACCAACCTTATTCAACTGGTTATGGGCAGACTCAGATCTGGAAAACTTCCATGGCAATGGATAATACTGATAGAGCAACAGTTCTAAGGTATGCAAGTAATGAGTGGGCACGTATTTGGAAAGAAAAGCTAATTGAGCATAAATGGGATATTGAGCAAAGTTTGCTTTTTGGATCACAAAGTGATGCTTACAGAACAACTCAAGGTGCTGTAGATTGGATTTTGAATAATGGTAATATATTTAGTATGGATATTGCTACTAAGACTCAAGATGATTTCTTAGATGATATGTCTAATCTTCTTGATCCAAGATACAACAATAGTCAGGCAACAGTATTCTTCTGTAGTACAGATGTTTATAATTGGCTACATAAGTTAAGTGGATACTTTAATAACAATTTAAGTGTTGGCTCTAACTTTAGAAGTGATATGACGGCAACTAATAAGAAAAGTGTCATGGGTCTTGGAGTAACAACAATATCTACTGTATACGGTGATATGAATGTAGTAAGAAATTGCCACTTAGATGGAACTAATATTAAGATTCTAGGTGTTAATATGAAATACTGTTCATACAGACCGTTAGTGGGTAATGGTATCAATAGGGATACATCAGTTTACGTAGGAGTTCAAACGTTAGAGAACTCTGGGGTCGATCGTAGAGTAGATCAAATACTAACAGAAGCTGGTATGGAATTCAGTATGCCTGAATGCCATGCTATCTGGAAAGTGTAAGGAGGTAAATTATGGCTAATCCAATGTATGGAAGCAATAAATATGACGGAAGACCTGGATGGTTAGATAACAATGAGGGTGTTTTTGATCATGGAACTTTAGCAGGAGGATTGACTCTTACTGTTGGAGTTATTATGGACTATGTCGCAAGTAAAGCTGATCCAGCTGGAGCAAGAGCTATAACCGTTCCAACAGCTGCACTTACAGTAGCAGGTATTAAAGCTCGTTCTAGTGATGGAAAATGCAAGGTAGGTGATACTTTTCAGTTTTCATTTATTAATGTAGGTACTGCTGGTGAAGATGAAACATGTACAATGACTGCTGGTACAGGAGGAACTATAGTTGGGTTTGCAGATGTTGAAAATCCAGTCACTACTCATGATGCCTTTAGTGTTGGTTCTTCTTTATGGGCTGTTAGGGTGACTAATGCAACCTCTAGTTCAGAAGCCATTGACATAATTAGACTTGCGTAAGGAGGTAGATAATGGCTAATGCATTAATAGGTAATCATCCTAGTCATGGCTATGCTTTAGTTGAATCTCTTGATACAACTAACAAACAATTAACCCATGCAGATTCTGGCAAGGTATTTATGTGTGATCAGAATAGTACTGCAGATGTTGTATGTTATTTGCCTCAATTGACAACTAATATTGCAGGGTGGCATGCTAAGTTTGTAATGAGAACAGTGTCTTCTAAAGACTTTGCTATTGTAGCATATGGTAGTCTTCATGCTGGAGCTACTACTGGTGATTCTGATACAATAGTATATCTTGAAGAAGCTGATGCTAATACAACTGTAGCTGCAGCTGATGCAATAGAGTTCACAGAAAGTGCCTCAACAGCTGGTGATTGGTGTGAAATCTTTACTGATGGTAGTAAATGGTATGCGCATGTTCATTCGTCTGATGATGCAGCAATAGTTTCTGCTGGATAGATTGCTGGAATGTAACTAAAATAATTTCTTCCCTCAGTATAAACTGGGGGAAGGAATTTAATACAAGGAATTTAAATGGCAACATTTGAAGCACAAGTAAATGGATTAACAGGTTTAGGAGCGACTCTTAGTGCATCTACTACTCCAACTGATAGTGAATTAGATCAGTTTTTAAGAGATGGTGTGATAGATGTTACTAGTAAGTGGCTTTCTCTTAGGCCTCAAGATGCAGAACTTTTTCAAAGAGAAAGTACTGCAATAGAAAATAATGGCGATATTGACTTGAAAGGAGCTAAGATTATATCTGTAATAAGGGAGGCTGGGGCTGATGGATCTTCTGATGGTAGTCCTGCCTGGGAACCATGTAGAAAAATTTCTTCATCAATGCAATCAAGAGTTGTTGATGTAAATAGTTTACATTATGCTTCTAAATATAATCCTGTATATACAATAATGGAATCTAATGAAGTGCATGTATATCCTAAACCTGATGGTACTAATGATAGT